AATGCCATGCGTGAACACCTCGCCGGGTCGGCCGTCCGGATAGAACCCGATCGTGACCATGAAGCGTGTGCCGCCGTGCTCGAGCTGAACCGTCTCAGCAGCTCGACGGTCGGGAAGTCGCGTTCGCGTCATCGCACACCTCCCTGCGTCTCAATGGCCCAGAGCAGGATGGCGAGAGCGTCGGCTTCGTTGTCGTCGGCAGGCGAGAAGCCGCGTGCGCGAATCGCCGCGATGACAGCGTCCTTGTCGGCGTTACCCTTGCCAGCGATGAACCGCTTGATCGTGCCGACGGGGACGCCCTGGTAGGCGATCTCATGGTGATCGCACCAGGCCGTCAGGATCGCGAGCCAACCGCCAAACACATGGGCAGCGTCGACACCGGCATGACGACGAACCTGTTCGTATACGACCAGGTCGACGCCGCCAGCCTGGTTCTTAATCTCGGTGAGCCAACGCTTGAAGCGGAGGAATCTCATACCGCCGCTTTGCCAGCGGTCGGGGCGGAACGACACCGTGCCGCTGACGATGGCGCCAACGTCGGTGCGGAGCGCAAAACCCGCGGTGGTCCCCAGATCGAGCGCGAGGATCGTGCCATGGGCGGTGCTGAATGATTGTGCCGGTGCGGGGGTTGCTTCGGCCACAGGCAGAGTCAGAGTCGTCGTAGCCATGATGGTCTCCGTTGAGGGGGTTGTCGTGGTCAGGACGGCGGCGGAGCGGTTCTTGGCGGAGCTCTCCGTCGTCGTCCGGCTTTTGGCTTGCTCAGCGCCTTCGCCTCGCGCGGCGCTGATGAGACCAAAACGTCTGCTGCCGTTTGCGACCGGACTCAGTGACCGCCCGCCCGGGCATTTGGTGGAGTGGGCAGCGGCGATTGATTGCGCCTCTAGCCTTCAAAGCCGTGGCGATCTCGAACGGCGCAGCGCACTCGGCGCAATGGCTCCGCCACACCAACAGGGTGGCCGAGCGCCCGTCTTGGCCCACATGCTTCCGCAAAGCGACCAGCTCGTACCGCTGACCCTCGCGCATCAGCACCGTTCTGATGGGGGGCGCGGCGCCGAAGTCGATGGCTTTGGTGACATAGGGTAGGGGTCGGTTCATGGGTTGGATCTCCTGTCGATGAACACACGCGCGCGGAAACACCTGACCGGTGGAAGGAGGAGGAGGCGCCAGGCGTAGCCGCAGGCGCCCTCCTCCTTCCCCCGTAGGGGGTGGTTTCACCCCCACAACTTGAAATTGGGCTTAAGGGCCTGAACTGACGTATGAAATTCAAGTTGGGAAAGTTGTGAAACGACTTCTCGTTCACAACTGGTTTCTGCGTAGCTGAGCGCAGCCCCGCGCGGTGCAGCGGGGGTAGTTGGGAAAAACTTTCACAACTGGTTTGTGCGCGGTTGTGCGTGGGTGCGCGCGGCCCAGCGAAGCGACGCGGAGGTAGTTGGGAAGAACTTTCCCAACTTCCCAACTGGTTTGTGCGCAGATCTGCGAAAGGTGTTCTCGGGGCGATCGCGATCATTGATCGTCCTCCGGATAGACCCAGACCGAAGGATTCTCGACCGGCAGCCCAGCTCCGCTGAGCGGGCACTTGTAGTGACTCGGCATGACGGAGCGGACGGTGCTCTCGACCTCGCCCGTGTTTGGGTCGATGGTTTCTTCAGCCGGTCCAAAGACCATGCTCTCCGTGCAGAGATATCCAAACTTGGATGTGGTCCTGGCAAGCCCGAAAGGTTTGCCGTCCCGAACGAACTTGATATAGCCCTTGGTCGCGAGCACGCTGATGCGGTCACGGATCGTGTCCTTGCCTCCGAGCCCGGCTTGGTTCTCAAATTTCTCAGCGAACTGCAGTGTCGTGTAGAGCCGCCCCTCGGCGGCCTCATCGAGCAGAATGCCGATGATCACGTCGTGCTTGCGTACGCGCTCGGCGTCGAGCTTGTCGCCGAAGTCCTTGCGCACGAGACGTTCGGAGTTGCGATCGATCTCGACCCATTGGCCATTCTGCTTGATGATCAGCAACGGCTCGATGGCCGGCCCATTGCGCAACTCGATCTCGAGCCGGCGTTCCGGCCGCGCCTCGTCGGGGCGGTGCATGATGATGCCAGAGGTATAAAAGCCGCGCAGCGCACTCGCGCCCGAGAGCGCCTGGAACGGGTCCTCCGCCACCTGCTTCTTGTTGATCTTCTTGCTGTGATGAACCAGAACGAGCCCGGCCTCTGGCGCAACGGCCTCGCGCAGCGACTCGACCCGGTCCTGCAGGAAGAACATCATGGCGGCGTTGTCGTTTTCGCCGCCGCCATCCGGGCCGCCATCGAACAGATTTCGGATTGGGTCGAGACAGATGATGTCCGGCGGCGTGTCGGGGAAGCTGGTTGCGATCGCGGCGGTGACCAGCGCGACGCCGCGCTCGTCGAGCAGCATGCGTAACTTCGGTGTGGCGATTAGGTTGTCGCGCGCGGCAGCGATCACTTCCGGTTCGATTTGAATGGCCTGCAGGCGCTCGCGCAGATAGTGATACTGGATCTCGGCCTGCAGATAGAAGATTCGCAATGGGCGCGGCGGCGTGAAGCCGAGGAAGGCAACGCCCGCTGCCATGTGAACGAGCAGGCAGATGAGGAGGTCGCTCTTGCCGACCTTCGGCGCGCCGCCCAGCACCAACATGCCGCCCGGCGTCAGCACGCGCGGCGCGATGACGTCGTCGGGCATCGGGCTGGTGTCGTCGAGCAGGGCGCCGAGGGTGAAGGCCGGTATGGTGGCGACAGGGGGGGTCTCGTTGCGCAGCAGGGCTGGGCCATTGCGCTCCACATGACGGCGCCACAGCCGGTCGGCCTCCAGCTTCAGCCGCTCCAGCGACCAGGCCGGGCGCAGCATGGCGGCATTGTACTGGCAGATGGCCTCCCAGCCGTCGTTTGGGCTCAGGCGGCCGTCATGCACCAGGCGGATGTAGTGGCCGATGGCAGCGCTCGCGCCCTCGAAGCGCGTCCATGCATCCTCGCCGGCCTCACGTACCGGCGTCGTCAGCACGTCGGCGATGGACGGCTTTTCGCTGGTGGGGCCCGGCTCCATGCCGACGCCCGGCATGGCTGGCATGGCTCGGACCGCTTCGGCGAGCTCGCCGAGATCGACCTCGACATGTGCACGGTGGTGGCGGATCGCTACCAGCCGCTGAAACCCGCCCTTGTGATAGACGCTGCCGGCGACTCGGATCGGCTGATGCGCCGAGCGGAAATGGGTGTCGCCGCCAACCTTGATGGCGATGTCGCCGCGCAGACGACAGAGCTTTGCAAGGTCATCGCCCTCGGCGGGTTCGTTGAGCTTCCACCACACATGCAGCTTGGTGGCGCCTTCGGCGGTGCGGCCGCCGCTTTCCACCACCAGAGTCGGATCGCCAAGGTGCTCAACCAAGTGATCGAGCTTGGCGCCGATGTCGCCTGCGTCGAGATCGACAACGATGGTCTGCATCTGACGAACGTCGGCAGCTTTGGCCTGACCGCTCTCGGCAACGGTGCCGGGGATGACATAGACCGCCGCGCCCTCGCGCGCAGCCCACGCCGCAAACGTGACCATCTTGTCGGCCACGGTAGCGTCAGCCGCAATCCAGACGTTGTGGGGCTTGCCGTCGAAGCCTTGGCCCTTGTCGACGAAGCCCCGCACCGGCACAAAGCCCTCGCAATAGCCGAAGACCACATCGAGAAACGTGGTGATCTGAGCGCGATCCGGCTCTGTGCCGAAGGCGTCCTGCTGTGGCGCGGCATCGTTGAAGTCGCGCCAGGGGTTGAAGTGGATGATGTTGTCGTCACTCATGCCGGCAACGCCCAGCAGCGGTTCGCCCATGCGCACAGGCGGCATTCGTGGAAATCGCGCTCGCGGGTGATGCGCGGCAGAAGCTCGCCGGCATCCGTCGCCTGCAGGATTCGCACCGCGCGATCGCTCATGCGTTGCGCCAGAGCGGCGTCGAACGGCACCAACTCATGGTGGAGTTCGGCGGTGTCCTTATTGATCGCGGTGAACACCGCCGGGTTGGTGGCGATGCCGGGAACGGCCGCTTCCATGTACGCCTGATAGAGCGCGATCTGCGCCGCATAGATGGGCTTCGCAACCGCCACGCCCTTGCCGACGGTCTCGCGCCAGTTGCGGGCGTTCATGGTCTTGCATTCCCAGAGCGCCGGGACATTCAAGCCGAGCGCTTCCGGCGCGGCGGCGATGATGCCGTCGACGTGACCGCGGATGCGCCCGCCGGCGACCGAGAAGCCGAACTGATCGCCGTCGGGGCGGTTGCCCTTGCGGGTGAAGAGATCGAAGCCGGCGCCGCCCAGCCAACGCACCGCGAGATCCTCGAGCGCGTGCCCGATGTCAAAAATACGCAGCGTCCGGCCGGAGAACTCCGCACCATCGTCCTTGGGGGCGCCGGCAAACTCGAATTGCAGCGCCCGTTCGCAAGCGTGCCCGACGCGCGATCCGCCGAGATAGTCGCGCGGCGGACGGGCAGCGTTGTCACTGACGAGTCCATCGTCCACGATCGCGTTGACGCGGTCGGCAAACTTGAGACCATGGTTGAAATCGAGCATTAGAACGGCACCTCCGGGCTGGCGTTCTCTGCGGTCTCGCGCATGGCGTCCTGGAAGCCGCCGACGGCGACCTCGATGAGTGTGAGCACCTGTTGTTCGGTGAGTTCGCTCAGGCGGGTGTGCCAGCCGATCTCCTCCATGATCTCGGCGATCAGCTGCACGGTGGCGCGGATGGCGGCCTGTTCCTGTTGCGTGAGATCAATCATGGCGGTCGACCTCCTGGCCAAGGCGCCGAAGAAGCGCTGGCAGGTGATGGAGCAGAACCAGACCGACGGTCGTGGCCTGCTCGTTCGCCAGGGCTCGGACCAGCCGAAGCCATGTGCGCGTTGCCGGCAGACCGCACACAGC